CTACCACAACTCCCGATAATGTAGTGAGGGGAACGATGAAATTTCTTTTATTTTAGTTGTATAGGCTAAATGTGCTTCTTCCGGCGTTCCATACGTGCCTAAATCTACTGCGACACCATTTATTTGACATCTTGCTCTGTGTCTGTTTTTAGATTTATAAACACAAGTAGGAAGACCGGACTTTCTTCTTGGTGTTGCACTTTTGCTTATATTTTGCCTATTTGTTAATAATTGTAAATTCTTGATATTATTGTTTATCTTACTATCATCGATATGGTCAACCTTAAGGTTTAATTGTTTTCTATCTTTATCGCCGAAATTATCCCACACTAAAGTATGTATTAAATATTTTTTTTTAATCCCATCTTTTGACAGGTTTATATATAAATATCCCTTTTTAGACTTAAATGGCTTTAATTCTTTGCCTTTTAATTTATAAAAAACATTTCTTCCACGTTTATCCCTTGTAAGCGACCTTATTCTGCCTGATGTTGATATTTCATAATATTTCTCATATCCCTTGACGGGTTTCCATTGCTCCATAATATTTGCCCTTATATTATTGCCTGATAAATAAACAACGAAAAGCGGGCAGACATTACCCGCCTTATCGTTCTGGTTTATAACTCCAAAACTATTCGTTGTATAAAGTAAAAACAATATAACAATTGTTTTTGACATTAGCTTTCTTGTACTGTAGTGATTCCAAACCAGTCAGTTGTTGCCGGTGTAGCACTCTTAGCGTGATGGATATAAATCTTCGGTGTTGCTAATTCAGGTGCAATAATTACAGTTCCAATCGGTGTACTTGCAAAATCGGTTAATGTTGGAGCTGTACTCCCTTTGTAAACCAATACATTGAAAGTTTTCACTTCTTTGTTTTGGTCTTTCCCAACAAATCCGATAATGTTATTAAGTTTTGCTTCTTGGGCTTGGGTTAAACCTAATACGTCTTGGGGTCTGTCGCCTGCATAAATCCCGCTCCAATTCCCTCTTTTACCATTTGCCATTTTCAAACTCCTTGTTAAATTTTATAAAAACTTTGCCGGAAGTTAATCCGGCAATGATAATTATTTATAGTTGCTATCTACCGATTACCAACTAGGGCTATTCGGTGTTTTTGTTGCAAGTACTAATGAAGATGTGTTTTCAACAAATTCGCTTGCGGTCAAGAAATTATCGTGGTCGTAACGGTCTGAACGAGTATATCCTACTACAGTTCTGCCTGCTTCGCCTTTGATATTTTCGTAATCATCTGTTCTGTTTTTGAATTGCAACGGTACTGTATGACCTGCCAATATTGCCGAAGCTCCCATATAAATAGCAAGTTTAATATCGCTTGCGTGGATAGGGTTTTCCAAAGGATTAACATTACCATAGTTAATAACGCCTCTCGAAGCGTCATAATCACTATCACCGTTTATCCATACGCCCGGATTATTTGTGTCAACTAAGATTAAAGTTCCTTCAAGTAAATGGGCTTCATAAGCTCCGGTAAATAATGCAGCTTTGTTGCCGTCTGCTTGAATTAAAGCAACGTGCAATTTTTCAAACAACGGGTCAGATGCTAATTGCACCATTTGGGCGTCGTTAATAACCAAAACACCTTTAACTTTATACCCGCCTGCTTCTGTAGGTACGATACGGTGTCTTGAACCGTAAACGTGTAGATTACGGATTGCTTGGACGGTTAAACCGTCTGATGCACCTAAGTTATTAAGTTGAGTTACAATATTATTCTCATACGTTGTGTTGTTTGAGTTGTATGCTACTCTACCATAACCTGCAACATAAAAGTTAGGATGCGATTTTTGCGTCATATTGATAGGGTCATCAAATAAGTTATCTGAATAACCTCTATACATTGCGTCGTAAGGTGCGTATGCTTGGAATCTTCTGTTAATATCAGCGATTTCATCTTTAGTATTTTTCCATACTTGCATAAGCTTTTTCGGACTAAGTGCTTGCTCACCCATTAAACCGTCGGAAGTTTTCACCGGATATCTTACTTGGTTGATAAGACCACGTAAATATACCCAATTCATATCTTCTTCATTATCTTTGGCTTGTTTGTCGCCGTAAATCGGTTTTTGTCTTAACGGTAATTTAACAGGTACGTCAATCGCCCATCCGCCTTGATGGTTGAAGTCTGTTAAAACTTCAATGGCTTTTCCTGTACCTTTTAAAGTTTTACTTTGAACAGAACCGTAAGGTACACTTTTCGGATAACCGCTTGCATCTGTTCCGCCAATATGTCCTAACATTTGCCCCCAAACGGGAACTTGGTACCATTGAGAGTACTTTAATTCACTCGAAAGTGCATCTCTATACATTCTCAAATCTGAATTTATTTGACCCATTTTTAACTCCTTTTAATTTTTAATTTAGCAAATTGAAAGCAAATCACACTAATTATACTTTGCTTCGATATTCTGCATTATTTTTTGAAGTGTTTGCGGGTCTGTAATCTTTGTAACGTCTTTAGGTGTTATTTCTCCATTTTGTGAACCTGTCGTAAGAGTATTTAAGTTAGTATCTTTTATTTCTTCTCTTTTTTTATCGTCTCTTGCTGTTTTTTTGTCCACGTATGCAGTTAATATCTTGCTTTCAAATTCGGATTTGAATTTCTTCGTTAATCCGTTCTTTTTTAATAATACGATTTTCCCAAGTGGTTTAACAACGTCATTATCAAGCTCTTTGTCGTTGAATAATAAAGGATAAAGGTCTTTATTGTAAAGGCTACCGTCCACAGTCTCTAATTCAAGAGATATTCCTATATCTTCCGGTGTTAATCCTTTACTTTCAAGTTCTTTCCTTATTGTTTCAACCTCTTGTCTCAATATTTGGTCGTTAATCTTTGTGAAGTTATCGTTAATCGATTTTAACTGTCCTAAGCTGTATTCATTAAGATAATTATAAACCTCAACCGGATTTTCAACATAAAGATTAGGTAGATTACTTTGTGCATAAACATATTTCTGCAAATCTTCATTAACCGAATCTTTCGCTGCTTTAATATCGGCTATTAGTTGAGCTTCACCTAATCCGCCTTTTTCTTCCCTAATTTCTCTTTCAAAATCAAGGTATTCCTCGCTGTTTAAGCTATCAGGGAAACTTTTATATTTTTTCTTTAATCGTTGAATGATTTGTTCTTCAACTATGCTCTGCACTTTCGGGTCGTCGGGTAATACAGGTAATTCAACTTCCCTATCAGCAAAATAATCATCCGGTTTTTCTTGCCGTCCTACGTCCTTCTGCGTCTCAATTAGCTTTGTAAGTAATTCATCATCCGGCAATTCAGCTAATTTTTCGGCAATACCTTCAATAGCCTTTTCGTTTCCTTTCAGATACTCATTTTTTACCGCAATTGCGTTGGCTGCTGCTTTCGCAATATCGGCTTTACTTTTGCCTTTGTACTTTGCTAAAATTTCAGCATTCTCTTTGTGTTTGTTGAGAACATTATCGTCAATTGCAAGCTCTGTTTTCTCTGAAGGCTCAACGTCCGGCGTATCTTCTGGTTTTTCAATAGGTTTTTTCCCGTCTCCATCTTCAACATCACCTTTGTTATCTTCATCCGTTGTATCGGTTGCCTCTGGTTCCGAAGTGTCCGCTGGCTTTTCGCTCTCGGCGGGTTCGTCATCGGCTGGTGTAGTCTCCCCTTTGGGTACACCATATTTTTCTTCAAATAACTCTTGTGCTGCTCTGATTTCTTCCGGGTCGGTAAGATTCTTTATAACCTCACTTCTTGGGTCTTCTTCCATAAAATTACTTTCTTCTTCGTTTGTATAGCTTACTTTGCTCATCTTACATTCCTAAAATATTGTTAATTTTATTTATTTTTTTCTGCTCTGATTTTGTAGCTGTAGCATCCCATAATCTGCTCGTTAATACATTTGGTTCTTTTGGTTTGCGTCGTTTCTTTGGTCTGTTGTAGTTGAATGCTTTATATGGGTTGAATATTTTACTGTCCGGTATTAACTTAAACGGCTTTTCAGCGTCAAGCGATTTTAATGTAGTTCCAAGAATATTATTATTCTTCACTATTTCATTAGCTCTTTGCAAGTTTGATTAGCTCCTCATCGGACGTATTAAGAAACTTTTCCGCATATTTTGAAAAATCATCGAATCCGTCAAATACTTTAGAAAAGTTCCGGTAGCTATCTTCATACATTCCGCCGTCTTTTTTATTGGTAGGTAATCCGCTAATTCTAAATCTTGCGGTGATAACTTCCCCATCTTTTTTTACATCGTCAATAGTTGTTTCTATCTTGCTTTGCTTCAAATCTGCTGCAAGACTAAACTTTTCCTGTACTCGCTCCTTTGCGGATTTCTTTTCTTCTTTTTCTTCTTTCATATTCCCACCTGTTTAATTCAAACAAAAATAATTATTTATTTATTAGCTTTCATTGCTTTTTTTTGTCGAAAAAGTTTTTTTAAGCGTTCCTTTTTCTCTTTGTATGATAGTTTTTTCTTTTTACGTTTTAACCTTCGCCGGATTCTTTCCGGCAATTTTAGACCTTTGCTTTCTTCGTTCCATTCGTCAACATTCACACCTTGGTTCTCTAACTTATCTCTGTTAGCTCTGTTAGCGTTAAAGAATTTTCTTTGTGCATCACTTTTGTATGGCATTTCCCGCCTCGCTTTTTGGTTCTTCAAAAATATATTCGCCGTTTACAGGCACACCCCAAATAAGTTTTGATTCCGGGAGTGCTTCTAGCATTCTTTTCGCTCTATGATACTCCATCGGTTCACTAATGAATTTCTTTAATCTAAAACTGTATATTTTTGTGTTCTTAACTTTAGCCGACATATTTTTCATAGTTTTTTAAGAATTGTTTTTTGGTTGCACTCCCATAAAACGAATTGTAATATCTCTTGTAATACATCCAGACCGCATCGAGATTATTTCTGTATGGTAACGGATTTCTCACGGCTCTATACCTTAATCGAGTTAAGAGAATGCTAAATTCAAGGTCATATTCAAGCTCCTTAAATTTCCTATTCTCAAATCCAAAATCACGTCCGTATTTTTCTTTTATCCACCGGAACGTGTTCTTTTCCATCTGCCCGATGCCAAGACCGTGTTTACTATACTTAAACTTTTTTACATTTTGCCTTAAATATGTACCAAAATGAGATTCTTGTGCTATTGTGCAAGCGACAAGAAACTCCGCATTCTCTGAATAGAGATTATACTTTCTTAATGTGCGACGGATTAAATCCCTTAATTGCCGTTTGTTAATCATTTTCTTTCACATTTTAATTCAAGAATATATTTTGTTAGAAATTTAATTGTTTTCTTAACCGCCTCTTTTTTCGCATCGTGTAAATCTCTTGACTGTAATCTGCCTTCAATCCCAAGTTTGTCGATTGAATAGAAATACTTGTCAGTATCTCTGTCTAACTTTCGGTAAACTGTTACCGGAAGTGATGTTTTTGTTTTGTATAAATAAGGTCTAGGCGATTCCCATTCAGGCATAATATTCATCTCTCATAGTTATTTTTAATTTCTCTTTTGCCTTGTTATAATAATTATATATCATTTGTTCGGTTACACCTGTCTGCTCTGCAATATCTTTTACCTTCGTCCCCACAAGTATGCAGCCTGTAATTATCTGTTCTGTCCTTGGGAGTTCTGCTATCCTTTTATAAAGCAATTGCTTTACATCATCATCTATCTTAGCCCCTTCATCATAAGCAATATTTTCGTGTAGCATTCCAAGTTTATATTTTTCATTTTTTCTTATTTCATCAATTAACCGGAATCTTAGCTTTTGGTAAAGGTACGTTACAACTTTTATTTTATAACGCAAATCATATTCAGACAATAATTTGACAAGCATTTCATTCATAAATGAAATCTTATCATTATAATCAATAACATTATTCGGCAAGCTGCCGGAAATCTTAGACAATAATGGTTGAAAGTTGATTATAAGCACGTCAAGGGCTTTTTTACTCTTTGTTTTTTTATAAAGCTTAATCAATTCCCTTGTATTGCTGTCTTTCAATCTCTGCTTACCGTGAATGTAATTCTTTTCTTGTGTTCTTTTGCTGCAAATGTTTTTAGTAGTTTTCTTATTGCATTTGCATTACCGCCTTTTTTCCCGATTATCTTTCCAACATCTTCGGTATTTGCTCCTACTGTTACCGTGAATTGTCCATTTTCTTCAAATGTTTCAATTTCTAAATCGTTAGGGAAATCAATCAATGGCTTGATTAAACTCTCCGTAAATTCTGTTATAGTCATAAATTCTCCGTGTATATTTCCTGTATTAGTATGGTGAACCGCCATCCGTGAACGGATAGGCTTAAAAGGGTCATAGACTTTTCTAATGAAAACGCCTCACCTTCTTTTTGCTTATAAGTAGGAATCAGTCCCTGACCCCGACTGTTTTTTTAGTATGTTAAACTCATTGCGTCTTTTGGGTCTCCGCTGTTCCACATCGCACGTCTCTTTGAATGCGGAATATCTTTAACCTTCAACCCTTTTTTTACTCTAAAATATGGTTTTGATATTGCTCTTTTCATTTCGGAACCGCATATACTACAGATATGTTTTTCTTTATCTGCATCTACCGGCTCATAATATTCTTCTATGTGATTTTGCTCACATTTATAATCGTAAAATCTTGACATTTCACACCTAATTTATTTTTGATATTTTCGGCTCTTTAATCAATTGTGCAGGGTCTTTTATCTCGATTTCATAAATCTTACCTGGATAAAATTGGTCTGCTTCTACTTGGCTGTACAGTTCAAGTGTCATATCTGCAAAAGGTCTTTTACCGTCTCTTGCCCTTGTCATAAAATGAAGTTGGTAAGATATGCCATCATCGTCAAATTCTATTTTCGCTTTTGTAAGTAACTTCATATCGATTTTCATATAAACCCCTGTAAAAACACATTCATTAGCTTTACTGTGAATGCGAGGGTGTAACCCCTTTGTTAATAAAAATGTTTTCAAACATTTGATAAATGTTAGTATTATTTTGTATATTTACATTATGAAATTGACATTGAAAATAAAACTTTTGCCTGCTGATGAACAGAAACAACTTATCATAGACACTATGAAAGAAGTTAATACTGTTTGTAATGCTATATCTAATATAGCTTGGGAAAGAAAAGTTTTTAATCAATTCAAAATTCATAAAGAAGTTTATCACCCTTTCAAGAATACATTTAATCTTTCTGCTCAAATGCTTGTACGTGCTATTTCTAAAGTTGCGGATTCGTATAAGATTGATAAAAAAGTTAAACGTAAATTTAGACTTTTGGGTGGCATTACTTATGATTCTCGTATTCTTACCTACAAACCCAATAATATTGTCTCCATTTGGCTTATCGGCGGTAGAAGTAAAATACCTTTTATTTGTCATAATAAAAAGTATATCCCTTACATTAAAGGAGAAGCTGACCTTATTTACAAAAAAGGTAAATTTTACTTGTTTCAAACCGTTGATGTTCCTGATGAAGAAATTAAAGATATTGAAGAATTTATAGGTGTAGATTTTGGTCTTACAGATATAGCTGTTACTTCCGATGGTGTTGTGCATTCTGCTAAATGGCTTAACAACTATCGAGAGAAACGGCAAAAAGTTCGTAGTTCTATTCAAAGCAAAGGCACTAAAAGTTCTAAAAGACTTTTGAAACGGCTTAGTGGCAAAGAAAAAACTACTTCCAATATTATTAATCATACTATTTCTAAGTCTATTATTAAATCGGCTAAAAAGCAAGGCAAAGGCATTGCTATTGAAGATTTGACCGGTATCAGATTTACGAGTAAAAAAAGAAACAAAAAGTTTAGGACAAAACTTGGTAAATGGAATTTTAGCCAACTTAGATTTTTCCTTGAATACAAAGCTAAGCTTAACGGCGTTCAACTTGTAGTTGCCCCACCGGCTTATACATCGCAAATTTGTAGTAGTTGTAATCATATTGGTAAAAGAATTAATAAAGTGTTCAAATGCACTAATAAAAATTGTGAAGTAGATACTATTGATGCCGATTTGAATGCGTCTTATAATATCGCTTCGCTTGGGGCTTCCATAAACAAGCCTGAAAGTTCGAGTATGTTTTGCTTTTTGCATAATATCCTTAGTTCTAAAATTCACACATCTTTGGTGTGTGAGTAGTTTATTTCTACTCCTCGTTAAGTTTTTTAAGTATTTTAGGTATTTCTTGCCTTTTAACAGGCGTACTTACTATTTTTTTTCGGTATTTCTCTCTTATAGTTCGGATTTTCCCGAATATGTTAAGTTTTGAGAAACTCCCCTTGAACAACAATAATATAATTATTAACTGTACAAAGTGCCAAAAGTTATTGAAAAAAAATTCTATTATTCTAAGTATTAGCTCCTGTGTGGACATATTTTTTCCTCTTTCGTCTGGTTTTTGGTTTTTGTTCCGGTTCTTTCTTGTACCCTAGTATATTTTCAATTCGCTGTCCGGCTGTTTCGCTTTCAAGCTTCTTTGTTTGAGCGTGTTTATACATTATCTCTGCTTTCTTTTCCTCAATCCCTAACTTAGCTGCAATTTGCTGTAATAACATTGCTTGCTGTTCTGCTGCCTGTTGGTTTTCATCTTTAGGTGGATTTTTAATTGCTTCCCACTTACTAAGTATTTCATCAGCTTTCGGGAAATTGCCTACTTCAACAAATATATCGAGCAATGCGTCTGCCTTCTCTGGATTGATTGACGCTGTTGCATTGAATAGGTCGCCAAGTTTTGAGTATCGCTCCTCTTGGGCTGTTACACTATAGGGTTCTTCGGAAATTTCTATATCATATTTCTCAGCGTTAATATCATTTAAGATGTGTTCAACCATTTGTCCGGACGGAGAAACTCCATATACAGATTGGTTAATTGTAACCGCATCGCCTTTTTTACCTGTGTCTGGATTTACAACCCGAATCACTTGCTGTGTTTGTGCAAAGTACTGTATGAAATCAAGTGATGTTTGATATACTTCTCTATGAGTTCTGTCCCGGTTCTCAAGCAAATATGTATAGCTTTTCGCTTGCCTTTGTTCTTTCAGTTGAAAGTGCTTACCTGACGTTACACCTGGTGATGCGTTCCCCCTTACTTCGTCATCGGCATTTGATATTGTTTTCATCAAACCTTGAAGTTCAAGAGGCATTCTGATTAGTTCAGGGCTAATCGTCTGCCCCTGTTCAGGCTTAATCATATTGATATACCCGGCTCTTACTCGTCTGTAAGGTGCAATTTTGTTTGTCTCCCAATCTTCCTCTAATCCCGAAATTGCATTTTCATCTAATATCCAACCTTTGTTCGCATATCTTCCAAGTAATTCAAGTATAAGCGATTTTGATTTGTTGAAATCTGCTTGCGGGTCTTTCAAGTCATCTATAACTGATTGAGATTTTAACGGGTCGGCGTGGTAATCATAACAATACTGTGGAATATAAACATATCCAGATGTTTCAACCGGATAGGCTCTTTCGTCTATCTTCATATTGAATGCCGGAATAATTATCGTTTGAAATCTTCGGGGCTGCAATTCGGTAATTGTATTACCGGAAATACCCATTCCGCCCTTAATTTTGCTTATTATCCCTTTATCTATTGATATAAGATTAGCATCAGCGTCGCTTGTTTTGTTCAGCATTTTGTAATAAATCTCTGTAATATCAATCATTCTAAGACTGTTTACATCTTTAACTATCAATCTTCGCTCTGTGCGTTTCTCGTGAAGCTCCAGAATGTCAAATCTTCCTGTACGTGAATCAAACCAATTTAAGTAATTTTTGAATACATTATCACCTTGCGAAGATGAAAATCCAGTCGCCGTTTCATATACCGCTGTAAATAATGCTTTCAATCTTTTAGAAATCCATTTATCAGCTTTTTGGTTCGTATCATAAAAAATAGATGCTTCTTTAATTAGTGCTTGGCTCATTTCATCATCATTCAATGCAAATGTGTTGAGAATATCGTCTATACTCATCTGGTGTTTTCTCATTACAAAACTTGCTTTATGCCAAAGTGGGTCATCGAATACCGGCTCGAACATAAATTCTCGTGGGTCTGCGGACGTAACTAACAAACTTCCTTTGTTGTCCGTGCTTCCGTCATATTGCCATCCAACTTGAAAAACTCCGAAACGTGCAATTATTGTATCTAAGAATACTCTTTTTGCTGCATCGTTAATATCTGTGTTGTATAGAAAGTAATCAAGAGTTTGAGTAATCACGTTTGCAAGTTGATTATTTTTGCTATAACGTGGAACCGCAATTCCTTTTCCCCGGTTGTCCTTCTCGATTGAGAATATTACGTTAATTATTGTTCTGATTAGATTATAGGAGTTCGCCGGTCGGCGTTCGGATTGTAATTGTTTTCTTACTGCTTCATCCCATTGTAAAGCCCCAACGGTGAAATCGTATAGTTCGCTCTGTTCCTTGTGGTATTTATCAAACATCCCCGAATAAGTATTGTGTAGCCGGAGCATTTCATATATTGTTTCATCATCCCGTATTTTGAAATTTCTCATTTCATTTCCCTTTTAATTCAATCAAAAATAACTTATTACCATCTAAGTATCAATATTTTGTCAAAATTAGATACGATTAGACAAGATTTTAGACGCAAATTTAGACGCCCATAAAGTCGCTAAGTCGCCTTTTCCTATCATTTTGCAACTCTTTCAACCATTCCGGCGTATTGTCTTCTTTCTTCTCACGAGGTTTTCTAAGATACAAAACGGCATATTTTGCCGAATCATAACAGTTTGAAACGAGTATATTGTTTGCGTAATATTCGTGGTGTCCTTCTATATGTAGATTATATACTTTCCTTTTCCCTAATTTTAAGCCTGTTATGTTTGCCTGCACATCTTTTTGAGCAATGCGTGGCTCTTTGGAATTTGGTTTTGTAAAATTCCCGCCCGCAATATTCACATACCGTGAGTACATCCTTCGGAGCGTTGTCTCTTTGCCATTTTTGGTTACATTTTGGGGAGCAAAAGAAAGATGTTGTAACGTGTGATTTGTATTTAGTGCCACAAACTTTACAAATACATTCCTTATCTTTTGTACGGTTAATCCAACTCTTTGCCCCAATAACAATATGTGCTTGCCTTCCTTCTTCGGATTTGTGCCATTTTGTCGCAAGTGGTCTGATTGCGTCCATCCGTGCCTTAATTTTATCGGGGTTGTTTTTGCAATAAAGTTTTGCGTGATGCGATAAATGAGAAGATTTAAGAACGCATTCAAGGTTTTCAATCTTGTTATTAGATTTATCGCCGTCGATATGATGGATATGATAGCCTTTAGGAATCTTTTTTTTATGATAATCTTCCCAAATAGCCCGATGTAAATAAAAAACCTTTGTTTGTTTATTTGTTTGTTTATGCCCTCTAAAATACCCATCTTTGCCTTGATGGTATTTAATACCTTTGAATACGATAGTTTTTCTTTGCATACGGCTTTCCTATATTTCTGCTTATCCAACTTACAATAAGTATTCGAGAGTGTCAAGTCCGATATAGGAATAAAATCTTTGTTTTCATTAGTGAATATCTTATGCGTTTCCGTCGATGCAAGATTAAGGTCAGGATAATAATTCACATCTGCCGATTCCCTTACAAATGTCATTAGTACCTTTTTGAAGCCTTCTCGTGTCCAGACATAATCACCAACTTTAACATCTCTAATTGGTATCTGTCCTCTTTTTGTAGCAACTAATGTATTACCTAAAAAACAATGGTCTTCTTGCCCCTGCTCAATATCGTTTGGATTTGTCTTACTTACAACTAATGAAGGGAATGTCCTAATGAAGTTTCTACATCTTGCATATACAAGTATTTTCGGTTTTTGTATTATGTTTCCTACTTTGTCGGTTTTATAGTTCAGCAAATCGTGGAACAAATCGTTTGAACCTTCTCTATAACCTTTATTCTTTTCCGGCGAAGATTTTGAAACTTTAGCAAGCTTTATTCCGCTCTCTATGTATTGATAGGCGACGGTCGCACTAACATCAACATCGAATCCGTCCTTAATCCACATATTTGTATCGCCCACAATTGTTATATTTTGCATTCCTCTTACTCTTAGAAATTCTTTAAGGTCTGAAATTTTCTTACTTCTTACCTCTTTTTCGTGATACAATTCATCGAACAGTAAGTAATTACCGTCTTTTGTCCTTGCAACCAAAGTTGTTACAGTAACATTCCCATAATCAAGACCGCCTACAATTGCCATATTCCCCTTGATTTCAGAATAACTTAAGTAATTTTCTTCTTCAACAATGTGTATTTCACTATTGAAGTCAAAGAATTGTCCTTCAAATATATTCCAGTCTCCGTATAATCGAGCTTGCTTCTTTGGCTCCGGTAAATGTGCAAGGTTATGTGCATAATCAGAGTACTTCAGGCAATAGTTCATTCTTTCTTTTTCAGTCCAGATATTATAATATTCTTCTACCGTGAATCCGTGCTCCTCAAGTTGACGCTCTACCCAAACAACATTATCCCAGATACGAGCTTCAAGGTAATAATAATCATCCGGGTTTTCGTAGCTTTCGTATTCCCTCGTTACAAATATCCTCTTATGATAATTGTGGGAAATAAATCCGGGTATCATTGTGAGAATCATTTTTGCTTGCACTACTTTACTCCGGTTCCTTGTTTTCAGAAACTCTATCATATATTGAGTTGCAAGCGTTGATTCATCGATAAATATATAATCGTATTCTTTTCCTTCAAACTGTTCAATGTCCTGCTCTTTGTCTGCGCTTCCGAATTTGATTGTATTGCCGGAAGGAAGATAAAGTATTCTTTCAGTTTTGTTGAAGTATTGCCGGAAATAAGAATGCGTTTGAAAGAAAGGGTTGATGTGATTCTCTAACAAATCGTTACTTAACCGCCTAAAGATGAGAATCTTAATCGGAACGGAATAAGCTCTACTTGTAAGTACCAGGGCAAGTTCTCTAACTGCGAATGATTTCGCTCCGCCGTTTGAATTGTGCGTTACTATCTTATTGTTCATTAAGTACAAACCGTTCGGATTGCTAACAGTAATACATTTACATTCCTTTTTACCGATTTTTCTTATTTTTTTTACTTTTTTGAACGTTTTTTCATCATTTTTGATGTTTTTTTCGGTGGGAATGAGAATTTTATACTTTTTCTGGAATATCTTATATAGTAGTTCGGTTGGATATATTCCGTCTTTTTGCTCGCTATCTATAATAATAGATGATTTCCAGAGATGGTCATAGCTTGTTTCTGCTTTTGTATTATCGTGAAAAGTAATTTCGTAAGTAAGTAATTTGCCTCTTTCGTGTATTTCTGTTATTGTCTGGTTAGTTCCGTCGGGGTTCTTAATTACATCACCAATCTTTGCATTTTGCATTGTAATGTAACTTTCCGGTGTTTCTATCTTTCCTGTGAGTGGCTGCGCTCCGCCGTACCCAATAACTTTGTAGTTAGTTTCATCAATAAGCCTAAGTAATTCACTTTGCTTTGGTTGAAGTGCAACGGTTACTTTTTGTTTTTTTTGATTCTTTCTTATTAGTTTATTTTTTTTCTTTCTTTCAAGGAATCCGTTTGTATCTGTTGTAATCATTATTAGGCAATTGTTTTATTTGGTTTTGTGTTTGTTTTGTCTTGATTTATTTAAGAAAGTTTGATTTTGGTCTGTTTTGTAGGATATTGGTTTAAGTTTTAAGTAGTCCATACTCTTTGTTACGGTATAGTTATGTATGACAAAATAAATCATTTGCTTTCTTTTTTTTCTTTTTTTGTTTGAGTTCCTCTGTAATCTGTAATTACTATTTCAATAGGTTGGGTAGAGTTATCTTCTTTCTGTTCGTTCCAGATGTCTTTTCTCATATTTTTCAGCCAGAATTGGAGTGAGGCGGGATTTGGTTGATACCATTTTTTTACTTTTGTTTTTTGGAATTTCTTTATTGTGCGGTCATAAACAGCAACTTCTTCTTTCTTATAATATCCGGTAGCGGAGAGGAAAAGACTTTCTTCAACGGTATCGGTAGCAAGCTCTTTGTTCTCTGCAATAGCAAGTTTTAGGTCTTTATGCACCTTTTGCCATCGGTGTAATGTTCTTAGTGATATTCCTATTACGTCGGCAATATATTGTTGACTTTTCCCTTCCCTTGCAAGATAGCCGGCAAGTAGATTTATGCTTTCCTCATACTTTACCCGCTTTTTACGTTCTTTTTTTGTCTCTTTTTGCTCTGTTTTGTCCGTTTTTGCGGATTTCCCGGTGTTGTCATCATCTTTCATACAGCTAATATACAACATTATTTAGTTGTTTTCAATCCCTTTTTTTGTCAAGTTGCCTTTTTCCGCAAACAATAAATAATTGATATTTGTTCTTTTTGTGATGTGCGTCATTGCTTTAGTCAATTATTTATTGCATATTTGTGTTAGAATTCCAAAAAAAAGGAGAAACAAATGGAAAACACAATTAAATTTTTTGAGAGAAAAATCGAAATTGCAGAACGAAATAATCTCTCTGATTATAGAGAGTATTTAGACTTCTTGCTGCAATGTAATGATGAAGTCGCACTCGGAAAAATAAAAAAAGAAGAAGACATCCTAAGAGAAAATGCTACTCAAAGAGGTTACTCACCTGACAAATGCGTCTTTTCTTATGAAATTGACGCAGGATTGTATAGAGGAACCGTATATTTGAGCGTTACTCTAACAGAAACAGAGACGCTTGCGAAAAACGAAATAGGCAGTTATACAGCCTATGAGTTCAATGCCGGCGTAATCTACATTGAGAGTGGTCGTGTAGATAGGGTAAACTTTCGGGGTTGGGACAGGGACGACCAACTCAAAGTTGATACATTCGCCGAAAAAATTCAAAATCGAATTAAGATTCGTAACCTGAAATCTAAGGTACAGGAACTCGAAGCAACACTTAATGAAAAAGAAAGGAAGATTATCGAACTAGAAGGACGGGAATCACAATAATAGACATCAAAGAAATCAAGATGCAGCACGGGGTTAATCTCGTGCTGTTCTATCATAGGGGGTAAAATGCGTGGCGGGATGCAATCGGAAGGGTTAAACACATTATATTGCAAATGTGGGAAACCTACAAGTAAAATTTTGCAATTTGAAAATGGCAAGGAAATTTCAATCCATTTTACACGCAAATCTACATATTGGCATATTTGCGAAAATGGGAAAATTAAAAGAACTTTCAAAAAACCGGAGGGGTGGGAATAAAATGCGTTTTGAAATAGTTTGTGCTAAATATCTTGCTGAATATCTATATAATCATAGAATACTCGGTCTTAATGAGCTTGTTGATGTTATAAACTCTGATTCAACTGTTATTGTTTGTAAAGGGGAACTTGGGAATCTTGTAAATCGCTTTTGCCGGAAGCGTCAAGTTCAACTTGATTATAGAATTGCCAGGGTTGAAAACAATTATCTTGTTGCTGTTAAAAAAGGGATTCCGCTTTAGTATTTCACATTTTTATTTCTAGCACTTTTTCTAATTCTTCAAGTGCGTCAACTAATTTCTTTTTTTTGCTTTTCTCCGAAAAGTGTAAGCTGTTTCCTATGATTTTGAAGCCTTATTTTCCCAAGCCTTATATACTCACCTGATATTTCGCTACCTATCCATCTACGTCCTTCTTTCTCCGCTGCTATTGCCGTTGTAAAAAGCCCCATAAACGGGTCATATATCAATTCATCTGGATAAGTGAAATAGTGTATAAAATAATGAGGAAGCCAAATCGGGAATGCGAACGAATGCCCTTTAGTCTCAATCCCCGAATGTGCCGGTTTAATAAATATATTTTGTAAATTGTCAGATTTTGACGATGTTGTATGTGTAAATTTCTTACGCCCCGGAGCATCTTTTGAAAAACAAAAAATATATTCGTGTGCATACCTGACAACCCCCTGTTCAAGCGATGGTTGCGGGTTTGTTTTAGCCCATACCCAAACTTCTTTTATGTAATCACCATAATTAGCGTAAATAAATTTAATAATGCCTTTGTTCCCTGTAAATTCGGCAATATTATAAAATATATGATGTTTTGTAATCCGCAACATTCCATCAATCCATTTTTTTGTTTTGTCTAAATATTCTTGAACAGATAGATTGTCGTTGTACTCATTATATTTTAATTTATTCCACTTAGTACGCCCGTTTACCTTTGTTTTATTTGTACGACTTCTCCCGATATTATAAGGGGGTGAGGTAACAATCACATCCACAAAATTATCAGGCATTCTTGCCATTGTTTTTATACAGCTTTCTTTATATGTTTTGTTTAATTTCATAATCAGCTACAAGTTTCTCAATTAACCATTCACGGATATTTATATCCGTTTGTGTGCTACCTTTTGGGTATTCAATAATATATTTTACCTTCTCATTCTCAATCTCGATTTCTCTTTCTGGTTCTCCATTGCTCATTCTAACTAACACACAACCATCTATCCCATCTTGGATAGCATAATCCCAATGTCTTTTAGCATTGTTGATAATATCATTGTTTGAATGGTGGAACTCATATCGTGCAATCCCTTTACCGTTACAGGTTCCCAAATATTTTAAGGCAATTATAGTTTTCAAAATGGTAAATTATCATCACTATATCGTTCTCGGATGCTTTCGTATATTTCTATATTGGTTTTACCTTCAGCCTGCATTTGTTCAATCGTCCTGGACATTCTTATCACTTCGTTAATGTTATTCGTCGCCTTACGTTTATATTTTTCCTTCTCCTCTATTCGCTTAAGTTGGTTCCGGCATTCTTCGTCAATTTCAATTATCACATCATCAATGCTTTCGCCTTCCTCAATCTTTGCGGTAAGTTCAAGATTATCGTAATTATTGCCTGTTACTTTTCTTTTAATCTTGGTTATTTTCATTTTTAGTCTCCATTATTTTTAATATATCTTCGTATGCTTCTACCTGTCCATTCATACAAAACGCCGGATATAATGCGTTTGATTTAAGACTTTTTATTTTTGCCTTAATATATTCTATTATTTTTTGCGTTTCTGTAGGTTCAGGTTGTTCTGTTTTCTCTATAATCTCTCTTAAGATTGCTTTTAGAACTTTTAGTTCTGTTTCGGTTTCATATTTACTAAATTCATCTTGCTGTTGTGCTAATTCACCCATAGTGTTAATTCTGTCCTGAATTATCCTTATCGCATCCATATTTACCGTCCTTTTATTAAAAATTTTCTGATTTTCTCAAAATGATATTGGTCTATGTAAAAATTATCGTTGACAACAATAGAATATTTTCTAAACAAATGGTTTTTTATGTGTTCTTGCTCCTCAATATCAATATCACTACACCCAAGTATGCTATCACTAAAGCCATCCTCATAATCCCAAGTCCACCGCTTATCTATACCTGAATACTCAAACACCTGTTCGTGTGTTTTTGAATATGGATTTCTAAGAAAAACCGAATGTACCGCACCGTATGAATCGATTATCCCAATTATGCTACCGTAAATTATGTCATCATTCGGTATCATTTGTTATGTTCCCTTTTGACGCCTGTGCATATTCCTTATCGGATGTATCACGTAAAAATTTGATAACACAATCTAAATCTACTTTAGCAAAATCTTGCATATATTCTAACATAAATTCAGTCGATTTATCATTAGCATCGCAATACGTCCAGGCTTCGAGTAATTTTTCTTTAGTTGCTCTTTTCATATCAAACTGAAAGCTTTTCTTTGTAATATTTATTTAATTTATAAGCATCTGAAATTAAAGTAATTGTTTTTAGTGCGGTTTTACTTTGTACTTCATAAGCAAGTCTCCTTACTTCTTTTTCGTATTCGTCTGCTTTCATTATCTGGTTGTTTTTGAATTTTCTAACGGATTTTTTAATTTCTTTTTCTATATTATACATTTTTACATAAACTCCTGTAATATCTCCAGCTTAAGTTGTTTGCAATATGTTCAATTATACTATTATCAATTGTTTCTTTATGCAGCGTTTTTGCTCTTTTTACTATCTTGAAACGTATTTCTTTATATTCTTCATAGAAAATTATCTTGCCAGCGTAATCGGGAATATCTACATCTAAATCCCTAGGGACAACAAAATAGAATCTGTTTGTTCTTTTGCCGTCCATAATTTCTTGGTGTTTGTTGACGCTTTTAAAAACTTTCCGCTCCTTCCAACTATAATAATCTCTCCGTTTTTGGAAGTCTGCTCCAAAATCAGATTTTGTTAATTTAATTTCATATTCTGTTGTGAATAATTTTTTGCTTACTGCTAAAATGTCACATTCAAAACCCTTGTAAAAGTAGTTCGGGATAACAACTAATCTCGATGTGTTCATAAGATAATGATGCAGCTCTAAATATATATTCACGATTTCCCCTCTAAATATCTGATGTACTTAATCATTACCCGCAACATCAGTCCTAAATTATCTATTGCAAAGTCAGATTTGTTTTCCTCTGCAAATTGATGCTCATCTCTTGATACCGGGACGGAGCAATAATCACTTGTTTTAATACTTGTATAGCTTCCGAACAGATGGTGCATCTCCGAATTAGGATATTCTTTACGGAACCAATCCTTAAATTTTTTTGACCGGTGGAATCCTACCGAATCTTTTAGATTATTGTATAGCCCTTTATTTTCGACAAAGCTCTTTTTTAACAATCTTTCTGCATTTGCAATATCCTCATCCAAATTTTCCATTATAGAGCTATATTTAGGATGCCCTTCCCGCCAAGAGTATTCTGATTTGAGTTTCCTTGTATTCTCTAATAGTTTTTCAATTATGTTTTTCATATTTTTTTATCTGAAATTCAATAAATTCGTTTCTTTTTTTTACATCCACTTTTTCTTGAACTAACCTATAAATCCGCTTATCATTAAAACCAAATTTCCGCTGCAATACGTCAATAAATACCTTCGTCGGATTATCTACATCAGCATTCTTTGAAGAAAAACCGAACCGGAGGCGTAGTTCTAATTTCCCTTCCGGCACTACAATATCGTTTGGAAGTAGAAACAATAAAGCTACTTCATACGATTTATACTTATCGGTTTTGTATCGTCTCCCCTTCCAGGCTTCATTCACCGAAAGGGGCTTTAATAGTATTTTTTTCATATATATTCCGAAATTTTACTTTCATACTCTATTGTATATATCCGTTGTTACCAACAACTAAGAAATAGCATTCAGATAACATTGTTTTATTATTAAAGCATCAAATAAAGCGTTGTGTTTTTTAATGTCTTTTTCTGTTTCGGGATATTTGCCATTTGCTAACTTCATATTCTCAATGTGTGCAAATTCTTCTCGTGAAATATCAGGGTCAATTCCTTTAATCTCAAATAATGTACATAAATCCATAGGTATATAGTAAACGTTTTTTGGTATATTAAAAGCGTGTCCAAATATCTCATTGAATAATACCCAATCATAAGCCAAACAATCAGACCACATTATCACATTATCAAATTGTTTTAGCCAATCAGATAAAGCGTTTTTTAAACCTTTCATACTTCCGAAAAATACTGTTTTGTTTAAATGCTTATATTTTCTTGCAATACCTGCTCTTGAAGTTTGCATTTCTAAATTATCTATTACATTTTTTTGTAACCAATCATCTATTTGCGTTTTATCAAAATCATTCAATTCTGCATAAAACATTTTCCCACATTCAGAAACTAATCCTATGCTTATTAGAGTTGTTTTTTGATGTAGTCCTGTAAATTCTGTATCAAAGAATATTTTAGTTTTTTTACTCATAATTCTACTGTTTTTAAATCGCAGTTGGTAACACGCAATATATTTAATTGCTCATTTTCCTTAGTTAAAAAATCTATGTATCTTTCAAGGTCGGCTATTAATTGTACCTTAGTCTTTTTATTAATGTAATCTTTTCTATTAGGTCTTTCCATCTTTTCTGTTCCCTTATTTGCAATAAATTCATTGATAATATGCAAATGTCTTTTGGTATAGCTATTAATACCAAGGCTTTGTAATAATTCTTCTGCTTTCATTTTAATTTATTCATTGCCTCTTTATAAGTTAATTTATAATTTTTGCAACGTCAACCGCAATACTAAGAATAACCAAACACTAAACGCCAACTGTCTATCTCTTTTGCAAACCAAAGCTGATAAACATTTAGTTTACCGTGAACCTTGCTTATATATTCTGCAATACCATCAACTAAACGCTCTGGATATTGCCCTTCTATTGTGAAATTAGCACTTATACCATCGCAACCGAAAGTATTTAATAGATGTTGCCTTGTTTCATAATCATAGTCGCCTTTTGCGTATTTTGTGATTTTATCAATTTTTCTCATTTTATTTTCTACCTTAAGAAAATCGTAAATTTTCTTGATTTATAATTAAACAAGCTATATCAAAATCAAAATTATAATCTATTATCAATTCTTTTCTTCTAGCTCTATTCTTCAAGGCTCTTTCTGCTGCTTTGCTTCTTTCCCCTAAATTCATAGACGCAATCGCTTCTAACCTTGAGCACCCCTTATCTTCTACATATTTAGTAATTTGTTTTTCAATGCTCATAGTATTTTCTCCGATAATCCTATATATTCCCATTCGGGATAACTTTCCCTTGAATAATGTTAAATTCTTCGTCAACCGTTATTTCAATTTTGCCAAAATCACCATACTTAAACATTTTTGAAATTACATCCTTATAAAAAGCATCCGGTAATTCTTCCTCAACGTCTAATTCTTGATGTGTTTTTTTATATTCATCAAACTTTAATTCCCAAACTAACTCACTCCACCCATCAGGCATTTTAATATTATCAATTATAATAGTTTTTGTTTTGTTGTTACTCTTTTCATTATCTCTAATAACAGTATCTACATCGCCTAATTCACTTGCCGATTCTATATTCTTAATCAATGTTTTTGCAAAACTTTTAATTGTTTCGCCGTGGTTCATATTCAACGTTGCGACTATAGTATTTAATACTGCTTCTTTATCTAAAAACATTTTATACACCTTTCTCCAATTCTTCTTTTAATACTATATTTAACCTATCTTAGTTATCTATCCACCCCAAGTATTTTAATGTAGAATCAATATGTTTTTGCATATTTATAGGTATTTTGTATTTTTCATAAGCTATAGACAATGAATCCTTGAAACTTAATTTTTTATTCCTTTCGTTTGCTGCCTTCCAGCCCGCAAGCATTTCAAGAATATCGAGCAAATTCATATCGCCAAACCCTTTCCCGTGATATGCCGTATGATGTCTATTGTTCTTATAATGATGCTCGATTGCCGGTTTAATTTCTTCCATACATTCCGAATATAACTTACTCCCATATTCAGCCTGCTTAAATTTAGGGCGTGTTTTTACGAAAGATGTAAATTCAAATTCATCAAGCTTTGTCCTATCGTGCAATATCCCTCTTTTCGTTAAATCTGAATTGAACTCACTTATATTTGCTTGTACGTCTGAAATATGTCTGATAATTTCAATTAGTGTATCTGTTTCTGGTGTCATATTTTCCCCTCTTTATTATCTTTCTTCAAAATCTTTTAACGTTAATGTTCCGTTGTTTAGCCCGATTAAAAGCTGCTTTCCCCTTTTGAACTCTGTTTCTGCTATTGCCCTTGAATATATAACCAAGGATTTTATAAATTCGTAATAAGCAAGTGCCGTTTCTGTTTTTACGAATATTGTTTCTCCGTGTTCTTTCATAAAAACCCTATATTCAATTTTGTCTTTCTCCCCTGCATCAATTGTTTTCATTAAATTATTAAATGTTATACAAAGATTGCCCGATATATCATTACCCACATAGTAAGGATTGCCTGTTCCTTGATAAAAATTGAATTTATCTGGTCTATCCTCTTTCTTTAATGCTGCGTGATGGATATTCCATCGCCCTAATTGAATTATTGAATAACCGTCTGAATTTTCTTTTACCCCCTTCCCTAATTCAAGTAATCTTTTACAGGAGTTACATAATTCATCTTTTGCTATACGTGGATTTTCCTCACCGGACAATTTGCAACCTACACAAACAGCTTTCCCTTTATAATATGCCCTCATCTAGCAACCCTGTTAGCAATTATTTTATTTTCTGCATATATTACACCTTTTTCAAATCCATCTTTGAAACCTAACTTGAATTTATCGCCCACACCGTGCCGATAGCGCAACTCGTTTGCTTGTTTTTCTGCTTCCGCCCTTACTTTGCTATAATCAATTTTGAGTTTTTTATTTTTCATTTATTCACCCTTTGTTTACGCAACCATTCTTTACCGTCCAATATCTCAATACCGTGTTCCGCGCCTTCCCTTATTATTTCTTTTATATAGTTCGTGAATGCCCGTGTTGTTAGTGCTGCTGTTGACTTTACCCAGTCAATCCTTAGCCGGACAGTCTTAATTTTTTCCTCTGAATAGACTATTATTTCTTTCATAGTAGGTCTAATGCTCTGGCTAACATCATTCATTATTCTGTGAATCTTTTTATCTTTATCCGGGTCTGACATATCCACTATATCAGTCCTGCCAAGAAATTTCTTTGCAAAATACTCGTGAGCATCATTAGCCGTTTTGAAGTATGCCGGAACAAATGAGGGAAGTACACCGCCTCTATAATATTTTTGCATCCGCCAAGTATCATAACTAGACGCTTTCTCATACCTGACGACGTATTCTTCGCCCTCTTTTAATTCATCCAAGAACTGTTTAATTTTATTATTTGACGTTAAAATTAAATCTTCATCCCCAATTCTCCGATATGAACATTCTGCTTTATTCACTACACCACCCGCAAGTTTTTGTATGACCTGACATAACGTCAAAAAATCTTGCTACTGTTATCCGACCACACCTGCATTTGAATTTTGCGTATTGATTCCGGTTATTATCTCTGTGTGAATATTCTGCAAACATCAAATGAACTTTCCCGGTATTTCCGGGTATTTCACTTTTACATTTAGCCAATTTGCAACCTCTTTTGTTAGAAATAACTCCGTTGTCATTAGTACGGAGACTACTTCGTGTATATCATCAAGAATATCCACTCTATTAGAATACTCCTGAAATAATTTACTTATTTTATATTTTTTATCAGATAATTCTATTCCTTGAAAAATTATTAACTTAACCAGTCTTTCTTTAACCGCTACCGGTATTTCTTTGTATATTTCTTCGACATAGGGAAGATGCTTAACCCCTTCTTTCGTGTATTCAATCATTTGGGAACTCCTGCCGTTGTAAATATTTCGGGAATTTAGAAATATCTTTTTCTATTTTCCCGTCAATTTCTATTTGTTTAACAAACACAGACTTGCCGTATATTTCCGCCTGCTTAACAATTGCACCTATCCATTCTGTTTTGGTACGTTGTTTATTTCTTCCTGACATTGCACCAACAATTATCCAATCCACAAGACCCGCACCAAACATTTTCCTAGTTGGAATGTACTCCAAGACAGGCTCGAAGGAAACATATCTTATCCTTTCAGTCTTTATAAATTCGTTCAAATCGAATAGTTTAGTTAATTCATTTTCTTTTGTTACAGTTACACCAAACCAAACATTATCCGGCATAATCGGGTCAAGTTTTTTATACACTTTCGGAAATTTCGTTAGGAACAAAAAGGTATGCTGCGGATGTTTTTTGATGCGTTCCACTACTCTATTCATCCACTCATCCTTCCAAAAAGCAATATCCGACATTGAGCCAACGAATATTCGGCTCGGTTTTTTCGGTAATTGCTTTTCCAATTGGTGTTCAAATAAAAAAGGTTCAAAGCTTTGAATTTTCTCGATTTTATCATCGTAATAAACCTCAGCAATTTCCGGGTCTATATTTCGATACTCATTTTCCGCTCTTACCATCGGTTCGGCAAATCTTTTCGCTATTCCTTTTGCATAACAATTATGAGAAGCATATCCATTTGCAAAATAAGTATGTTCAGAAGTTGTTATATCAATTAAATCTAAAAATCCAAC